CGCGGGTAAGCTGCCGAACCTTCTTCGGGTCGGGTTTTCCGTCGGCGCCGAGTTGGATGATCTTGTACCCGTTGCGCCCCTCTTCGAGCTCCGGCGCGGCGTCGGACGGCTTCGCGAACGTGATGGTCGCCTCCCCGCCTTCGATCGTGCTGACCTTCTGGCCCACCTCGAAGACGCGACCTTCCTCCGTGGCGACCTCTTCGGCAGTCTGCCGATTTGCGATCTTCTCGCGCTCCTGATCGGAGGTCAGCATCGTCGCGCCGACGGCGACCGCACGGAGGTTGTAGGCCATGACCGCGTCGTGGTCGGAAAGGTCGATCGTCTCGGCCTCCGCCACGATCGCGGCCTTGCCCTCCTTGCGCGCGGCCTTCTTCGCGGCGAGTCGGTCCTTGATCTCGGCGTCGAGCTTCTCGGCTTCCGTGGCGGCGTTCTTCTTCCGCTTCGCGATGACCTCCGGCTTCGTCTTCCCGTCGGTACCGATGTTCTCGGCGCGAGAGGTGCCGAGGTAATCCCCGCCGTCTTCGTATCCGACGACGGGCGGCTCGACGACCGTGGCCTCTCCGCCGTCCATCGTCGCGACGACTTCGGTGGCGATCGGCGCTTCGGCAGAGATCGTCATGACACCGAGTGCTCCGGCGTCGACCATCCCGGAAGACATGCCGCCGCCATCGTCGAGCCTGGCAATGTGCTTCGCCTTCTTCTTGCCCTTCTTCTTCGAGGGCTTCTCGGCCTTCTTCTTCGCCTTCTTCTTCGCGGCCTTACGGCGCTCAAGCTCGGCGGCGAGTTCTGCCTCGCGCGCGGCGAGTGCCGCGAGCTTCTTCGCTTCCTTCTTCTTGCCCATGATGCTGACCTTTCGGGGTGTTGTGGATGGATGGAGAAACGTTACTCGGAGAGTCGGACATCGGCCGCGCGCTTCGGCGCGAGGTCGACCTCGTCACCGTTCACGGTGACCGAGACGACGGGCATCTCGCGCGTGATGTTGTCGACGTGGCGCTCGATCTCGATCCGCTCGGCGCTCCGGCCCGATCGATATCCGGCGGCCTCAGCGATTCTGACTTTGCGTCGCGTGTCGACGGTGCCGGCGCGGTACCCGACGAGCGGGCCGACGACAAAGGAAGCGCAGAGCATGAGCAGGAGGAACAACTCGAAGGAGTCCATGGTGACCTCTCGGGGTGATGGGTGAGGCTGACAGGACTAAACCTAGTAGCTGACTAGTAGCCGTGTCAAGGGCGAGTTGCCGTGTGCCAGTGATTGACCGCGAGCGGGGCTCCGGTCTTCTTCGCCTCGGCGTGCTGTGCCTCGTGCATGATGAGCATCGAGCCTTCGTCTTCCATGTGCTCGGGGATCCCACCATGGAAGACGGCGAGATGAGCGGCGACCGTGCTGACGTTGACCGGCGGGACGTAGTAGCCCTTCTCCTCGTCGGTCGACTCGCCCACCAGGCGCGCGTTGAGAAGGCCACCGAGCATCGCCTCGACGCCGGGCTTCGGGTCCGTCCACGGATCCTTCCCGGGCTTGGCTGGCGGCTTCGTGACGGTGGAGTCGCCGCGAGGAATGTCCGCGCCGCCTTTGCCGAGCACCTCCTCGGCTTCCTTCTTCGTCGCCCATCGCTGGCCGTTACCGTCGGTGTCCGTGAGCGGACCCTTCTTCGAGCCGCCGGACTTCTTCACGATCGTCACGCGATCTTTGAGCTTCTCGACGGAGTCGAAGTAGCGGCCTTTGTGTTCGACCATGACGGCGGCCTTCTTGCCCTTGGCCTTGACCTTGACGACGCGATACTTCCGCCCCGCGAGCTCGACGACGTCGTGCTTCTTCACGTCCGCCCACGTCGTCTTGCTCACGACATCACCTCTCGAAGGATTGCTTCGGCGAGTAGCGGCGGGACCGCGTTCCCGATCTGGAGAAATTGCTTCGTCTTCGTCCCACAGAATGTGAAGCCCGGCGGGTAACTCTGGAGCGCAGCGGCCTCGGCGACCGTCACGCGCTCAGCGCCTTCGGGACGGCCCGGGTACGAGCGCCCCGCCGCCGTGTCCTCGGCGTTCGTTTTGTGACCGGGCGCGAAGACGTGAGCGTCGCCGAGGAGTGTCGTCGCGGGACGCGTGCGCATCCAGGAGCGCACCTTCTCCGTCACGTGCTGAGCAGGGAGGTCCGTCGTGCGAAGGTCGCGGGCGCGGTATCCGTCCGGCGTTGCCTCGCCCTTGCCGTCCGCCCTACGCGCGAAACCGACCATCGGGCGTTCAGTCATCCCCCAGCCGAGAGCCTCGGCCATCGATACCCACGGAAGGACACCCTCGTCGAGTGTGCCCTTCTTCTTGCCGGTCGAGTAGTAGCGCGAGTGCGTCGGCGTCGGAAGCTTCGCCTCTTCCCCGTCGGCCCGCGCGATGAGAATCGCGCGGCGTCGGGTCTGTGGCACTCCGTACTGCTCCGCGTTGACGATGCCCGTCACAACGGAGTAGCCCCATCGGCGCATCTCCGCGGCGCAGCGCTCCCATACTGGGAGTACGGGCGGCACCTGCTCGAAAACGACATAGAGCGGAGCGTCACGGGCGACGTGGGCGAGGGGTGTCAGGACGAGCGCGGTTCGCGGATCATGCTCCTCGCCGAACTCGCGAAGCCGCGTCGGATCCATGTAGGCGCGCGTCTCGATCGCTTCGATGACGTCGTCGAGCGCTTTCCGCCCCGCGCCGCCGCCCGCCATGGAGAAGGTCTGGCACGGAGGCGAGGCGATGAGAAGGTCGTATGCGTGTAGTGCGATATCGGTCTCGCCTCGCTTGCCTTCGAGCCCGTGCCACACGTCGCCGTAGAGCGTCCGCATCCCGTTCGCGGCGCGCGTTGCGCGGGCTTCGGGCATGATCTCCACGCCGTATTCCTCGATGCCGAGGCGCTGGCACGCGACGCCCCACCCGGTCCCCGCGAAGAGGTCGAGAGCGATCATCGCTTCGCCGCCTTCCGAAGCTCGCGGCCGTGCCGCATCATCCGTCGAGCGGCGACCATGCCGAGCGAGCCAATGAGGATCGCGGACCACGCGAGCACGAGCGCGCCCGTGGGATCGGTCGGCCCGGTCGTTGCGAGGTTGACAGGCATCGGCTCAACGGCACACGTCGCGGTGCCGTTGCCGATCTCCCAGCCGTTCTCGCACTCGGGCAAGTCGACCTTCGGCGCCGGGCATCCGACGTAGGTGTCCGCCTTGCACGTCTCGATCGTGATGATCATGACGCCCTCTCTTCCATCTCGCGGTCGAGGCGCTCTCGCTCGATGCGGGCGTAGGTAGCCATCGCCTCACGGATCTCGCGGCGGGTGATCGGGGTCCGCGGCGGGAGGCCGTGATCCTTCCGGACGATGTTGTCCATCGCAAGGCACGCCTCGTCGAGCGTGGCGAAGGAGCGGAGGAACGCGGGCGCCCATCGATCCCTCAATACGATCGGTGTCGTAGTCCAATGGCGCGCGACCTTGATCGCGAAGCGAGTCATGTTGTTGACCTTTCCTCGGGGAAGCCTTTCGGCTATGTGCTGACTAGTAGTAGAGTACACGGTATGGACGACAACGCAACCCTTCCCAAGAAGATCCGCCGCACCCGACCGACGCTCTACCCGGCGAGCCTCGCGATCATGACGACCGAGGAGCAGCGGGCCGAAATCGATGCTATCGCCGACAAGGAGAATCGATCCGTCGCCGACGTGACGCGCGAGCTCATCGATCTCGGACTCCTCGAAGTCAAGGGGCTGAACTAGGCCGCGACGACGCGGATAGATCGCCAGAAGACCCGAAGCCCGTCCCTCGTCCGCACGTAGCGGTAGGGACGGGCTTCGTCGTGTCCGGCCATACCGCGGGCGAACGCGCGGCGGATCTCGAAGTCGTCGCCCGTCATCTCGGCGCGATCGAGGATCGCCTTCGGCACCTCAAAGCTCCCGCGCTCGACGTCAAAGGTGACCCCGCGCTTCGGCCACTTGCCGACGACGGACGGGCGCCTCACGCCTTCCAGACCTTTCGCTCCTCCGGCGTCGTGACCATCTGGCACGACTCGCACATCCCACCGCGCGTCCGCCACTTCGGACCCTTGTCATACCCACATCGGGTGCAGAGTCGACGCGGTGCCACGAGGCGGACGCCGGCCGTCGGGTCGATGCTCGCCGCCTCCCATGTCCCGGTGCTCATCGCGTCAACCTCGCTTCGAGATCGCGCAGCGCCGCGGCGTCTCGCTCGGCCTCGCTCGGGATATACGAGGGCTCGTCGACGAAGCGGATCCCGCGCCATGACGTCGTGCTCTTCGGGATCGGCCTCGTCGTGAGGATCGATCGAGGCCGCGACGGGGCGACCTTCGCCGAGAACTTGACCATCTTGCGCTCAATGCCGTCCATTGACACGTGACCCTGGAAGCGCGAGTTGATCGTCTGATTAGTCCAGGCGTGGTGCCCGCGTCGTTCGAGCCATTGGTTGAAGTCGGCAGCGAGATCCGTCGTCGTGATCGCGAAGCCCTCATCGTGCACGAGGCGCTCACGCGAGTACGCGAGGATCGGGTCGGCGTCCATCCGCCATGCCTCGGTGTCCTTCCGGACGATCTTCGGCGGATCCGGCATCCGCTCGTCATTCTCGTACCAGCGTCGCGCACCCTCGACGAGCCACCGGAGAAGACCGGCGTCAGGCTCATGCTCGAAGTGCCGCTTGATATGAGGGTCGCCGAGGCGGTGCCGCTCGCTCACGACGTCGCGCCGATGCTTCACGTACGTCAGACGGAAGCGGATGAGCACGAGACGCCTCCACGTGCCGTGATCCGTCTCGGCGACGATCGGGAGGTAGTTCGTCGCGAGGAAGAGACATGTCGTATTCGGGAAGGTCACATCGTCCTGCCGCATCTTGCGCGCGGTGATCTCCGGCGTCCCCACAACGTCTTTCAGCCGCTTCACGTTCAGCTGCCGACCCTCGGGTAGCTCCTCGATGATGCCCGCGCGGGCGCCCTGTAGCGTCATGAGCGTCGTCGGATGATCGCCGGGGTCTCCCACCATAAGGCGATCCGGAAGCTTGCGAGCGTAGTCACCGAGCGTCTTGCGGAAGCCGATGAGCCACGCCGTCTTACCGTTCTCGCCGGCGCCCTCGAAGATGACGAGCGTGTCGTCGTCGGGGGTGTATCCGGTGAGAGCTTGACCAAGCCGGACCTGGAGGTAGTCGATGACCTTCGGCGGGAGGGACGTTGCCGCCTTCTCCCACATCGTCATGTCCGCCTTCGGGTCGTACGGCGCGTCGGTCATCTTCGTCAGGTAGAGCATCGGGTCAGCCTTCGAGAGCTTGCCCGTGCGCAGATTGACGACGCCCGACGGGGTGTTGAGGAGGTCGGGGTGCGAGTCGAAGACCGGCTCATCCTCGGCGAGGATGCCGATCACGAAGCGGGCGACCGCGGCGGCGCGTGAGCGGGAGAGCAGCGTCCGCGCCTTGTCGATCGCCTTGTTGTCGCCCCGCATCGCGGCGGTCGTATGCTCATCGATCTCGATCTCGACGAGGTGGCGACGGATCGCCTCGACGAGCGCGTGCTCCTCGACCGCCTTCCAACGCCCCGCGTTGCCGGCCTTCATGTAGCGCATGACGCCGTAGCCGTCGGCAAACGCCCACCGTCCGCGCAGCACGTTCGCGAGCTCGTCTGCGAGGGCGGCGTCTTCGAGAACGCGGTCGCCCGGGAGCGGTCGATCGGCGTCGGGGTCCGCGGCGGACTCGATCGCGGTCTTGTGCTTCTCGGCGCGGTAGACGCCCTTCCGCTCGGCCTTGCGCTTCTCGACCGCCTCCGGCTTGTTGCGCGCCTCGATCGCCTTGCGCTCGGCCTTCGACATCTGGAGGGTGGGAAGGGGCAGGCCGAAGCGACGGACGGATCCATCGACGGCGTTCTCCCAGTCGCGGGCGCGGTCGGCGCCGCCGCGCACGTAGCGCTCCCGCGTCTCGTCGAGGAGGGCGAGTACGCCCGGGGTGTGCCGGACGCCTTCACCGATCAGCGCGGCGACGACTTCGAGCATCGGCTCATGTGCCGCGCCCTTCGGGAAATCGATCGAGCGGATCAGCTTCGCGAGCTTCTTCTTCGGCTTGCCGCCGTTGAGCCTCGCGCGGAAGCGCTCCTCGGTCGCCGAGGGGTCGCGGTCGGTGCCGCCGTTGAACGCCTCCCGACCGCGCTCGACGAGCAGCCAATCGGGCGCCGGAGCGAGGTCGGGGGCCTCCGTGAGCTCAGGGCCGTAGTAGACCATGAGCCCGTTGCCCGAGCGCACGTCGACACCTTCGAGCGGCTCGCCGTCGGGACCCAGGATGTTCTGGCCGATCGTGAGCTCGACGCCGTCCGGCGCGCGGTAGACGTGGTGACGCCCGCCGCTGCGCCGCGTCGGGTAGCTGAACGTCGGGACGACGTCGAGGCCCGCCTTCTTGAGCGAGTCAATACCGGCGCGCGTGGTGCGCGTCTTCCCGGTCTTCTTGTCGACGAGCTTCTTCGAGGGGTCCAGGTCGAGAACGACGATCCCGGCTTTGCCAGCGTAGACGCCGATCCACCGCCCCGAGTGCTCACCCGCCCACCACTTCGCGATCGTCTTCCGATCCGTGGTCGCCTCGTCTTTCCACTTGACCGCCGGCACCTTCGATCCATCTTCGTAGATCGAGACGGGGAAGACCGGCCAGCCGGCGCGAGCGAGAGAGAGGGCGATGTCGGGGGTCTCAGGCGGGGACGCAACGCGGCGCCCGCGATCCTTCGGGGCGCTCATGCGGACGTCGACCATCCCGAGCCGCCGCATGCGGCGCACGTCGTCTTCGGCGGCCGAGAGCCCCATGGACCGACGGCAACCATTCCCGAGCCGCGGCACTCTTCACAGCATCCCGGCACGTCGCCGGGTCGACGCCGCGGAGTCTCGCGGGCCTCGCGGCCGACGCTCTCGACGAGTTCTCTCGTCACCTTCTCGGCACGGCCTTGCTTCGGTAGGTCGGGGATCTGCGCCTCCCGCGGGGAGGCGTCCGGGCATCCGCCGAGCGGGCAATCGTGGATCGTGTCGGCGAACGGGCAACCCGCGGGGGGCGCCGTAGTTTGCGGACCGGCGCTCACCCCCACGGGAAGGTCGGGCTCCCAGTCGGAGAGGAGGCGGCGCTTGAGGTCGTCGCGCTCGTCCACGATCCTGAGGAGGAGATCGACCTCTTCGACCGTGAGACGCATCGACCACGCGGCCGCAACGGCATTGGTGGGGACACCGTTCGAGCCGCCGACATTCGCCTTGAGTTGGGCGTGCGTGCGGCGGAGGTCGGCAAGGATCTGAGCCTCGAACTCGGCGCTCATCGCACACCCCCAGCAGGACGCAGAGCGGCGACGAGCCGCAGCACCGTGTCGGCATGATCGTTCCCTGACGAGTCCTGCCACGCGAGCATGTCTTCGAACATCGACCGGTTGCGCACACCGAGGCCGCCGATACCCTCTCCGATCTCAAGCATCCGGGCATGGCCGGCGGCCTGAGCCAGAGCGAGCGTCTCGATGTCGGCGATCCATTGCGCGTCGGACGGTTCGCCCCGCAGGGCAGTGTGTCGGGCACACGTCACCAGTTCCGACCCGTCTCGATGGCATCCGCAGATCGCCAGGTCGCCGCTCGGTACCTGCGCATCGGACGGTTCGCCCTCCGCGACGATGCCTAGTTGGCTCACCATCCCGTGCAGGACGCAATAGTCCGAGTACGAGATGCGCCCACCCTCCTCGTTCATCTCGTCGAGCAGCGCGTGAATCTGATCCGCCGGTGATGGCCGCTGACCGCTCGGCTCCGGTACCTCGGTGCGACGGAGAAGGCCTGCCTGCGCGAGTGACTGGATCGCGGTCTCTGCCAAACCTTTCCATGACCAGTCCCCGCCGCCTCGACGAATCGTGTCGTTGTCGTTGCTCCACCGCTCCATCACGATGTCCACCACGGCGGGGATCGGCCAGCCTTCGGCGTTGAGCAGCGCTTCCCGCTCGCCGTCGGTCGGGGTGTTCTCGACGGCGCTCATGCGAGGCTCATCCATTCGATCATGCCGCCGCGGGCCGGGATCGGGTGGAGGTCCGGCTCGGTCTTCGCGCATTCGATCGAGCCACCCTGCACAGCCCGGAGGGTGACGGATCCGTGATGCGCGCAGAGGAAGGCGTGATGCCCGCACGAGAGGAGGATGAAGCCGTCGACCGCACGGTCGCAAGGCTCGCCGTTCCCGTATACGTGCTCGCAGTGCGCCGGGGCGTGGCCGGAGACGTAGGTCGCGAGGGTGTGCTTCACCTTCTCCAACGCCTCGGCCGCCTGTCGTACGCGCTTGACGCGCATCTTGAGGAGGGTCGGGTCGATGCCCTCGGCGGCGCGGCGCTCGGCGCAGCGGCAGGGCGTGACCTCATCGCTGAGCGGGATACTCGCCTTCGCTTCGTAGAGCTCATCATGCTCGGGGGGTGACGTGTTCACGGGTCTTCCTTTCGATAGCTGACAGTGCGAGGACGGGATACCCGCCCCCCGCTAACCGATGTGCAGTCGGTGTCATCGCGGGGGGCGAGCTCGGAGAGTGTCAGCTACCCCGTGCGCCCGTTCGTCGCGGTGCCACCGTAGCACGGGATCGGTTAGGAGTCGAGAGCGGATCTCCGAGGCGGATCGATCGGGATCGTCGCCGGCACGTGGCGAGCAAGGAGGTACGTCTCACCCGTGCCGTAGCCGAGCCCCCTCGCGCGGAACTCGAAGCGGCCCGACGCGAACGCCTTCGGAGGAGTGCGTCGATACTTCGAGATGAGGGCGGAGATCCTATTGTGCCGATCGCGGCGGATGGGGAGCCATTGCCCGGAGTGCTGCCTAAGTTCGTCGGCAATGATCGATAGTCTGTCCATGGTTGCTAGTTTGACATGGTGCCGTGAAGTTAGCAACGGGGCGTTTTGACGCATCACGGCGCGGAAGTTGGGCTTGGTAGTGAGGTTGTCATTATTAACGTTCGACATTCGTCCCCGGGTGCGCGCTGTCTTTAACAAGTAAAGTAACTACCGAGCCTACCGATCTTACAACTCCCCCGGAAAGACGCGGAAGTCGACCGCAAGCGGAGGTGCCGGTCGCTCCTTATCCGTCGTCGCGAGGCAGGATAAGGAAACGCTTGACTCTCGGCTAGTAGCTGGTAGACTGGAACGCATGTCAGCTACATGCAACTTCGAGATCACGGACGGCAACCAAGACGATCCGTCCTTCGCCTACTGCGGTCTCCCGGCCAATCACGGCGGCGACCATGGTGAGTGGAGGGTTTGAGTTGTCCCGTCACATTCCGGCCGAGCCGGGCCGTCTCTACCTCATGACCGACGGTCGCCGAGTGCGCGTCACGGTCGCGACGGCACATCAGATCTACTTCGACATTGGCCCGGACCCGATCCCGGGATGGGTACCTCGCTCGATCTTCGAGGCGCAGATCGAGAGCGTGTTGTCATAATGGCTCGCTACTCTCGCGCGATGGATCTCAAACTCGCGAAGCCGAGACGACCCGACGCGATGACAACCGGCGCGATCGAGGCCGTCGAGCGGATGCGCTTCGAGGCGTGGCTCCGTCGCCTCTCCTTCGTCACGGACCACGGCGTCCCACGTGGCTCGACGCGGGACCGTCCCGTGAAGCCCCCGGCAGGATACGTCCGCGTCAAGCGCATCGCAGAAGAGAACGGCTGGACGGTCAGCGAGTACACCTCGCGCACCGGTCACGCTCTCCAAGGGCGAAAGGGTGACCTCGGCTTCCGGGCGTTCTGGCAGTGGGGGAAGACGACCGGCGCGACGTGGCACGAACTCACTCCGCGATGGACGCTCGTCGACGACCCTCGCCCGATCCGCATGAACACCCGCGACCACGTCGGCCTCAAGGGCGCGCGCTCCGAGGGCATGGGGCGCGTCCGCCTCGCGCTCCTCGCCTCGCCTTACGGCCTCCCCCTCAACGTCACGACCCTCGAAGAGAGACTCGCATCATGAACGTCTGCACCTGCACCACGTACCCGACGCCCCATCACCCCGGATGGTGTCGCGCGAACGCCGAGCGCAAGGCCCGCGAGTGGCACATCTTCGAGGAGTACACGCTCCGACTGTGGCGGAGGCGGACGTCGTGAGGGAGCTTGACACGGCTCGGTTCGCGCTGGCACGGATCATCGTCGTACTCGCACTCCGGCCGACGCGTCGCCTCCTCCGATGGGTCGAGCGGGTGACGGCTCGTCGAGATCCCACTCGGCCAGCGCACCTACGGGTAGACTCCCGCCCATGAGCAAGAAGAGCGACGCCCGAACGGCGCTCATCGAGAAGCGGATCCTCGAAGAGCAGCAGTGGGCATGGGAGCAGCGGATCGCACGCGGCCTCCCGTGGCACGCGATCCGTGGTCTCGCCTTGCGTCCTCGGGACGCCGGCGGGATCGACCGCAACCTCGGGATCGGCACACTCAAGGAGATGGTCGCTGCACACCGCGCCGCGATGGGCGAGATCGTCGGCACCCGCGAGGAGCGCGTCGAGCGCCGCCAGCTTGAGTACGACGACATCGCGCTCCTCGCCCGCGCCTCGCTCGCGAAGGCCGCCGAGGTCGAGGCGCTCGACGTGCACGCCGCGAAGGTGCTCATGGACGTGCGCGCCGCGGAAGCCAAGATGCACGGCGACGACCGACCGACCGAGATCCACGCCGAGATCGTCTCGCGCGACGCGGTCGACGCCGAGCTCAACGCGATGCTCTCGCGCATCCCGACCGAGGAGAAGACGTCATGACGGTATGCGGAGTGGTCGGCGCGCTCGTGGTCGGCGGTCGGGTCGTCGGGCAGATCCGATGCGAGATGAGCGAGGGTCACCGCCGCGAGTGCGAGCGCTGCCGCTGGGATGACGGCTTCGGCGTCGGCGAGCCGATCGGCCATGATCACCCCGAGGCGCACCGCGTTGCGCTGACGTGGACGCCGGAAGCCGAGCCCGACCTCGACCTCTTCGACCCGTCCGAGCCCTTCGACGTCGATGTCCCGTTCGGCCGGATCGATCGCGATGACGACTTTGGGCTCTGACCCGATCGAGCGGTGGCGGCGGCACGCGCGGATGGTCGTCGCCCTTCGTGAGCAAGGCGCCGACGACGCGCTCATCTCGGCATTTCGCATCCGCGAGACCCGCGAAGACCCGATGCTCTTCGCTCTGGTCTACCTCTCGCGCCACCTCGAAGACGAGGAGACGGGCGTCGTCACGCTCTCCGAGGTGCACGCGAAATGGGCGAAGTCGGCGAAGCGGTGGATGAAGGCCGGCGGTCCGATGGACGACCGGCGCGCACACATCGCCCCGCGCAACATGGGGAAGTCGACATGGTTCTTCCTGATCCTCCCGATGTGGGCAGCGGCGCATGGTCACGTTCGCTTCGCCGCTGCCTTCGCGGATACCGGCACTCAGGCCGAGACGCACCTCGCGTCGTTCAAGAGCGAGCTCGACAACAACGCGCTCATCCGCGCCGACTTCCCGGATCTCTGCCAGCCGAAGACGCGCGGACGCGGCACGACCGAGGCCGACCGCGTCTCGCTCTATCACGCCAAGAGCGGCTTCGTCTTCGCGGCGGCCGGCATGGACGGATCGAACCTCGGCCTCAAGGTCGGGGATGCGCGGCCGGATCTCCTCATCATCGATGACATGGAACCTCACGAGGCGCGCTACTCGGCGGCCCTCGCGAAGAAGCGGCTGGACACGCTCGTCTCCACGATCTTTCCGCTCAACGTCCGGGCGCACGTCGTCATCGTCGGCACGGTCACGATGCAAGACTCGATCGTCCACCAGATCGCGCGGTACACCCGCGGCGAGCGCGACAAGCCCGGTGACAAGCCCTTCCTCGCGTGGGTGGGGGAGGAGCGGATCATCGCCCGTCATTGGCTCCCGCTCGTCACGGATCCCGATGGGACGCGACGCAGCGTCTGGCCGGAGAAGTGGGGGACCGAGTGGCTCCTCTCCCGCGAGGGGACGCGCGAGTACGCGAAGAACTACGCGAACGATCCGCTCGGCGCCGACGGCGACTACTGGTCAATGGACGACTTCCGGCCGCTCTCCCCCGAGCTCGAAGCCGCGATCACTCACGAGGTCATCCAAGTCGACCCCGCCGTCACGACCCGCGACTCGTCGGACTTCACCGGCATCGCCGCGGTGGGATGGTCACGCGCGCTCGGGAAGGTCGCACTCATCGAGTCCCGCAAGGTCAAGCTCGCGGGCGACGCGCTCCGGCTCGTCGTGCTCGGCTTCGTCGAGCGAGCCCTTGACCGCGGCCACGCCGTCATCGTGCGCATCGAGAACAACCAGGGCGGTGACCTGTGGGCGACGAACGTCTTCCACGACTTCCCGGTCCCGGTCCGCCTCCACTCCGCCGGCACCGCGTCGAAGAACGTCCGCGCCGCCGAGGCGCTCGCGCACTATCAGCGGAAGCGGGTCGAGCACGCCCCGGGCAACTCGGAGACCGAGGGCGAGATGGTCGCCTTCCCGAACGCCCCGCATGACGACCTTGTCGACGCCGCGGGTGCGGGTGTGCGCTACTTCCTCACGCCGCGGAAGAAGGTCAAGGCCGGCGGCACCTCGGAGCAGTACGCATAATCTTTCGCCTACTAGTTGACACTTAGCCGAGAGCGTGCCAAGCTATACCCATGAGCAACCACGGAGCCACCCTCTTCCCCACCATCGAAGCCTTCCGCGCCCGCAACGGCGGTGCTCGCATCCTCGACCTGCCCATCGGCACGGTCGGTAAGGTGCAGAGCGTCGAGGGCGGCCGCGACGGTTCGACGGTGCTCGTCACCTCTGAGGTTGAGGTCGTCGAGAACAAGGGCAAGGGATGGTACGCCACGCGCGTCATCTCCACCGACTCGCCCTATGGCTCCTTCCGCGACCGCCGCCTCGTCTGGGGTGGGGAACTCGTCACGGCTTGATCTTCGGCGCTCTCTCTGGGGGAGTAGCGCCGATAGGCCCATATGGGGAGGGCCGACCCGAGAGACACCCGTCACCCGCATAGCGCCGGGTCGGCGGGTGTCTTGCTATGATGCGGCCTATGGCCGATGCACCCGACAACCTCTCGGCGCTTCGGCGCGACCTTCACCGCGCGCTCTCCCTCATGGACGCGATGAGTCCACAGTACAAGCGGGCGAAGGAGTACGCCGACGGCACCCGCGCCGAGATTGCCGGGTCCCTCGTCGCGAAGCGGGTCGTCGAGCAGAGCGAGGCCGCGCCGATCTCCTTTGCACATATCCCGGTCGATGTCATCGCCGACAAGATCGAACTCGCGTCGATCACCGCGCCGGAAGCGCAGGTTGCCGCCGCGTTGGAGACGTGGATGGATGCGAACAACCTCGACGACGAGGCCGCCGATTGGATCTACAAAGCGTGCATGTTCGGCGACTACTACGCGATCATCGACCCGCAAGAGGAAGACGAAGACGGCCGCGCGATCGTCGAGACCGCCGACACCATCGGATCGTCGCCCCTCTCGACGATCGTCATGTACGACAAGAAGACGCAGCGCAAGCCGGAGTTCGGCCTCCACGTCTGGGACGCCGGCTCGAAGGAGGATCCGCGCACGAAGGCCGTCCTCTACTACGACGACGCGAGTGTGCAGCTTATCTCGTCGACTGGCTCAAAAGGTGCCGATGCGACCGACTACGACCTCGACTTCCCGACGGATGGGGAGCCTGCCGACGCGTGGGTCTTCCACAACGGCGAGCGCATGCTCATCGAGCATCTCGCGGTGGGTGGCAAGCCCTACGGCGTCCCCGTGCACAAGAAGGCGTGGGGTCCGCAAGATGCGATCACGAAGATCTCGGCGAATAACCTCGTCAACGTGGACGCGCAAGGGCTCCCCTCCCGATGGGCGCTCCTCGACCCGGCCGCCGAGGTGGACGACGGGATCGATGCGGACTTCGGCACCGACGGTCCCGACACTCCGACCGGCACCGGGGACGGCATGACGACCGCCACGCGCACGACGCGCGTTCGAGCGATCCCCGGGGCGATCGCTCTCCTTCGCGGCGTCAAGTCGGTGGGCACCTTCGACGGCGGGGATGCGAACGGCTTCCTCCTCAATCTCGACTGGTACGTGCGCGCGATGGCCGTCGCGACGGGCATCCCCCTCTTCGAGTTCGATCTCAACGGCGAGCAGCCTTCCGGCGAAGCTCGCCGCCGCGCCGAGGGTCGAGCCAACCGTCAGGCCGCGAAGATCAAGAAACAGGCCGAGGCGTTCTTCCGCGGACTGGCCGACACGATGCTCGGTCTCGCTGGGCTGGAAGGCCGCGTCTCGGTCACGTTCAACCCGAGCGAAACGTCGACCGACAAGGATGGGCTTGAGCTCGTCTCGGCCAAGATGAAGGCGGGCGTGCCGCTTCGTCAGGCGCTTCGCGAAGCGGGTTACACCGACGAGCTCGTCAATGAGTGGTACCCGAAGGACGCGCCGGCCGTCTCGCCCGAGATGCTCACGCTGCTCGCCGACGCGCTCGGCAAGCTCGGTCAGGCGAAGACGCTCGGCGTCATCGTGGACGAGGAGATCCGGGCGATGTTGCCGGAGATCATCACGGCCGCCCGGAACGAAGGCCCGGCCCTCTCGGCCATCGAGACCGCCGCCCCTGAGTTCATCACGAACCCCGGGACCGTGATGAAGGAGAAGGCCGACGCGATGGGCTCGCTCATCCGCTCCGGCGTGGCGCAGGAGGAGGCCGCGGCGACCGTCGGACTTGAGGGCTTGAGCTTCCCGAACCTGCCGACGACAATCCGCGTTCCCGAGGCCGAGGCTGAGGGCATCGAGGGCACGAGCCCGGCGGCGCCGTGATGCCGTGGCTCAAGAAGGCGAAGCGGGGTGGGAAGCGGTGAGCGCCGAGGAAGATCTCGCTCGCCTTGAGCGGCAAGTGCTAGGGGTGGCGCGCGTCTCGCGCTTCCTCGTGGCGGTCGACGAGCTCCGTCGGATGCTCGCGACCGAAGACCCGCGGCTCCGCGCGCGCGTGCTCGCCCTCGTCGCGCCGACGATCGGGAGGGATCTCGCGGCGGCCGTCGGCGCAGCGTTCGACATTGGCATCCGCGATGCGGTCGGGATCCTCGACGAGGGAGAGCCGAAGGGCGTCCGCCGCACGCCGCCCCCCTCCCTCGTCACCGCGGCGCGCGCCGCGCAGTCGACACTCATCGAACAGGTCGCGGCGGCGCGCAAGCTCGCTCGTGCCGGCGCCGACCCCGCGACCTTCCTCTCGCCCGTCATCGCCGCCGGCAATGCGGTCAAGCGCGACGTCACGACGCTCGTCAACGCGGCCGGGAATGCGGGCTCGACTGCTGTAGCCGACGCCGCCGGCGTCCCCACGGTATGGGTTGCAGAGACGAATGCGTGCGTCACCTGCCTCGGGTACTCCGGCGAGATCGCCCGCCCTGGCAAGAACTTCCCCGCGGGACGGACGTACGGGAAGACGTCGACCGTCAGCGCACCGATCGCTCACCCACCGGCACACCCGAATTGCCGGTGTACGGTCGAGCCGCTCCGCTCCCCCGAGTATGCGGTCGCCCTTCGTCGCGAGGCTGACCGCTCTGTGCTTCGCGGTTTCTCCCTCGAATCCGAGTCGATGGGCGTGCGGATCGATGCGGCCCGACGACTCGTCGAGAACGGGGTCGACGCGCCGAAGAGCGTCATTGCCTACGCGCGGCGTTCGATCAGGGCGGGCGAGTTCGCGACGCGCGGACGCCCGTGAGTGCTACGATGCCGACCATGACCCCCGAAGGATCGGAAGCATAATGGGCGGAACAGCCAGCCTCCTCATGCCGGTGTCTCCGTACGCTATCGACTCGTGGCTATCACATCAGGTGAACCGCACCCCGAGGTCGACCGAGCCAGGGACGGACATGTTCGTCCCTATCGGCACGACGGTCGTGGCACCTGCCGACGGCGTGATCTACGGGGCTGGCGACACCATCGCACCGATGACCGGTCGATGGGTTGGGATCGACTTCGACAACGGCATGCGATTCCGGTGCATGCATCACAAGCGCCTCCTCCGTGTCGGCGGCCGCGTCGATGCGGGCGAGCCCATCGCGATTTCGGGTGCGTCTGGCTACGGATACGAGGACTGGTCGACACTCTCCACGATGCCCGACGCGCACACTCACGTCACGCTCTGGCCGACTCACGCCGCTCGCTTCGGGTATGACGCGAGCGGGAGGCCGTTCACCATCGACTTCATGAACTTCGCCGCCACCGCATCGGGCGGTGGCGGGACGTCCCAAAGGAGTAGCCACATGAACCTCTACCGCTGCGCGAACATCGACGGGAACGGCAACCCCGGGGTTGCCGCGCTGAACGACGCCCGCCCGCTTCGGAACCCTGCCGTCGGCTCCCCGCACGCGAACCCGATCATCATGCTCGATAAGTACTCGGGCTCCGCCGCGCAGATCGCGAAGTGGGAGAAGACCCTCCGGCAGGCGCCACTCGTCGTCTCTCGCGACGAGTGGGAGACGGTGCTCGGTCTCGTCGCCGCCACCTACGGCCCGGCGTAACCCCCTCCCACACCCCAACCCCCGAAAAAGGAAAGAGGCCGAGATGGTCGACAAGATGCACGAATGGATCACGACCGGCGAGCGACCGCTCCCGAGCTTCGTGATCCCCTTCGCGAAGTCCGCGAGCGGCGGATCGAACGACGAGGACGAGGACGACGACGAGGACGACGAGGAGGACGACGACGAGGACGACGATCCCGACGCCGACAAGAGCGACGAGGAACTCCGCGCCGAGCTCAAAGCGACGCGAGCATCGCTCGCGAAGGCGAACGGCCAGAGCGCGAAGCGTCGGAAGGCTCTCCGCGCCAGGGAGGCCGAGCTCGAAGAGGCTCGCAAGCCGAAGCCGAGAGGCAAGAAGGACGACGATGACGAAGGTCCCGACCTCGACACCGTTCGTCACGAAGCCCGTGCCGAGGGCGAGAAGGCGGGCTTGGTCCGCGCGAAGAAGGCCGAGGCGAAGTCGGCGCTCCTCGCTGCTGGCGTCAACCCCGAGCGCGTCGCGAAGGCCGTCGGCCTCCTCGACCTCGACGAGCTCGACCTCGAC